ATCATCATCTTCTAAACCACTTAATGCTCCGTGGTCAGTAATACTTCCACTTGTAGCGTTGATTGTAACATCACCTAATCCACTTGTAGGGTCAATTGATATATTTGTTCCAGCTATTATCTTAGTAACTCCACCGCCTGTAATAGCTTTATACGTACCGTCATCTGCTAAGTAATTAGATCCAGACCCATTGTCTTTTAACGAATCTAATAATGCTTTATTACTATGCGTATGAACCACTGGTGTGTTAATGAAATTGTTATAATCAAACGCATCGGCATTAATGCCTCCTGGATCGTAAACAGCTTTTGTCATATCGCCAATACCAGAAATAGCTATAAATTCTATACCATTTTCTGTTGTATTAACAGCTGCTACATGCCCAGCCTCTCCTGTATAAGCATTTGGTGTATCTGTTAATTCTAAGAAAGAATTAACTCCTGCATCTGTCTTAGCCCATATTCCATCTTGAAAGATATAAAACGCTTTTTCATCCTGGCGATATGTAAACATACCATTGTAAGTTTTAATTATTGCATTCATCTCGTCTGCATCAGCAGAAATGAAATTTTCATCCAAAGGCTTACTTACTTGCATTTGGAAATTGTCATTCATCGGTTTCATATCGTTGTTTTATTTTAGTAAGATATCACAATCTAACATACTATTTTCTGTATATTGGTAGATATCATATGTTATGTTTTCTGGGCCTATATTATCTATGGTTCCTTTATAATCTATAAAACTATCTGGTCCTATTGTACTCTTGTTTTGATCATTTCCACAGAAAGTAGAATCCCATTCTGTGTATATTTTCCCTGTTTGATCTTTTGGTACTGCAAACCATCCCCAATCATCAGGTGTTGTTCTCATAGGAAATCTTACACCTCCGCTTGATGGGACTATTAGTTTATCTATAAAATCAGGTTCTGTTGGTAAAGATCCATCTTGATTAAATCCATAATAAGAAGGATGTACCCAGTGTCTTGTGGTGCTCATATTTTCGCTTACAATTCCAGTAGTTGCTGTTATTTTCCATGTTACACTTCCGTTTGTGTTTAATACAAAACTTTCTCCTGTGCCGTATGTGTGTTCATATAGCCCAGATACATCTAATGGGGAGCTTAAATTAAGTGTATTCTCTAATGTTAATACATCGAATACACCTATAGTATCCCAAAAAGCCTTTACAGGAGCGACTGCTACACCTACTTCTATATAAGGTTCTGTAATATCTACATCAAAAGAAAGTAAATCTAAACCTACTAAAAGCTTATGCAAGAGGTCTGTTATACTACTATTAGCAACAAATACGTCACCTATATAAATACCACCTACATTTCTTTCTGATTCTATTTCATATTCTAATCCAGAATTTCCACCAGAACTGCTATCTTTCCAAGTACCCATTCCATCATCATCTGATGTTAATACTTGAGTATCAGTTCCTCCATCTAATTTATACCCAGCTGTCGCGTAGATGTATTCAACATTTAAAGGATCTTTTAAAGCATCTTTTAAATATACTGGGGTTCCGTTGCCATTTGCTGCCATTAAATATTCTCCTGTTATTGTTACTACCGGCCTATCATTATAGTCTATTATATAACTAAAGTTATTACTATCTAAAAGAAAATCAATTTGAAAATTAAGATTTAATAATGATTGAACTAGCGTATCAGCTGATTGCATTTCCAAATGTGTTAGAAAATTAGGACATTCATAATCGTCATCGTTTACTATTGTCTTTAATGGCAATTCATATTCTTCCATTAATTCAAGATGAATATCTATAATAGCTAAGTCATATGTTCCTTTCTCGAAATAAGTATAATCACCTATAGCGTATGCATCAACTACTCTGTTAGCTAAATCAATTTGCCTTGCTCGAACTATATTTACATAGTTATTATAATTATCTTGAGTCATAGTTATGGTGTTGTTACGAATGCTTTAATATCATTCATTGTTACTTTTTTTACATTACCAGACGAATCACTTAATAATAATGTATCAAATTCTTCTACTGTAAATCCAGTTTTAGCTGAAGATATAGAATTAGATTTAAATACTGTTATTGAACCTGTGGTAGTATCTGGAGATGCTAATATCGGACTAAAATCAGAAACCATTGATAAAGTTAAGCTTAAATCAGGTGGTGTAATAGCCGTTAAAACTACTAATTTATCAGACGTATCAATTCCTGGGACTTTACTATTTCCTGTTAGTCCTGTTATTATAACATTTATACCAGTACTATCTTTTGGTTTTGTTGTTGATGTTATCCTTAATCCTTCATAAGTAAAGGCTGTTCCATGCGAAGCTATTGAACAATTATCTAAAGTAAATGTTGCTGTTGTGTGTTCTATTGGTAAATCTAATTCTATTACATTATTACCGGCTAAACCGCCAATAATATCATTAAATTTACAATTATTAAATACAACTTTAGCTCCTAAAGAAGGAACTGTTAATCCAAATATATTACGTGTCATAAGTGTTCCAAAATTTTGACTAGCATTTCCGTTTCCTGTTGTAAATGTTATATTTTGAAATGTAGCTCCAGTCGTTAAATTTATTCTATTAATTTCTGGTGGATCAATAGCGTTAGTTACTGTATCTTTATCTGCTTCTGAATGGAAATATAAAAATCCATTTAATCCAATAAATGTTATTCCATCTAAATCCCAAGATACTTCTGTTTCTACATATACTTGTCCAGATATATATATAACTCCACCTAAATAATTAGTATGAATATTTGCTACAGCGTCTACTACTTGGGTCCAATCTGTACAAAAGAATATACCTAATTCATCTTCTTTATGTATAGTAATTAATGTTTCATCTGGATTTCCTGATAATGCTGCTTCTATTACAATGCCAGTACCTCCCTGAAATGCAGCTGTATTTGTATCTGGCATAAGAACATCATTTACTTTTATTGGTCTCCATGTATCGCCTGCTCCACTATCTCCAGGTTCCCCTTTAGGGCCTCTTAATTGACCTATATTATTCCAGTGAGTTGGACCGGTTCCTTGTCCATCAGAAATAAAACCATCTCCAATTTCACATTCTCCAGTTACGGCATCAGTAGTTATATAAATATCTCCTACATCAGCTCCGGCCACATTCATAATATCAACGTACGTAGCTGATCCTTCTATAAATATGCTATCTCCTTGTGGTCCTGTTGGGCCCGGATCTCCAGCTGGCCCTTGCACTCCATCTTTTCCTGGCATTCCGGCTGGACCTTGTTCTCCTTTTGGACCCTCTGGACCTTGTTGTCCAGGTTGTCCTGTAGCTCCATCTTGTCCGGCTGGTCCCTCTGGGCCTTGTGGTCCTTGTAAGCCTATTTCTCCTTTTGGTCCTTCTGGGCCTTGAGCTCCATCAGCTCCATCTACACCATCTTGTCCTGGAGGACCTGGAGGGCCTTCTGGGCCTACTGCAAAATCTGGAAATGGGACTAATTCTTCATATCCTCTGTTTCCGATAGGGTGGCTTATATTTTTATATAAATTTGTTTCCATTATGTAAGTATTTTATTAAGCGTTTCTTCTATGTTTTTATAATCATCTTCAAAGTCTAAATAAGCACTACTTTCTAATGCTTTTAATAAACTCCTTGCTAATAATGCATCTTTGATATACGTAGATGCCCAAGGCTTATCACAATCATAATGCTCATATATTTTTTCTATTTTTTGGTAAACTCTTCGTTCCATATTTGAGAACAGCGCAAACCTACGATTTATCGAATCGGCATATGAAGTTCCGTCTATTTCATATTCAAAAGTATAAACAAAATTATATATCCCATCAGGAATAACATCTTGAAAGCCTAAACTTGTTGCTGATATCATTGCTGAATAACCATTAACAGGTAATCCTGGATGAATTCCCTCCGGCCCTGTTATATCTATAATTGTCTCTCCTGGCATTTTATCACTTGATATTGTTAATTCTGCAGTAGTTACAACTAAAAGTATATACATTAAAGCTAAATCTTCAAATAGTAAATATGATCCGTTCTTTTTTTGACTTACCATTAAATCTGGTTGATACATATTTTCTCCTTTTTTTTAATAAAAAAAAACTAACAACCCAATTAAGGGTTGCTAGCTTAATTAATTTTAACCAAGTATTGTCTTGAGTGATGTCTGAGTAGCATCAGAGCAGTAAATAGTTACCGTTCCAATTGATGCTGGAGACTGTCCTACAATATTTGTAAATCTCTGATCTTTAAATACAAATGCAGCTGACTCATATTGTTCACCTTCAATTGTTCTTACTTTGCTTGTTGGAACTGGTAGCATAGGATCAACTCGAATACCGTAGCCTCTATTACCTTTTGCGAACCACTCTTCCTCAGCAACTGTTTGCCATGTTCCGATACCTGCTGTAGCACCTTGAACTAATGAAACTGAAGCAGCTCCTTCAAGATTTTGTACATTAAAATCAGCTGGTTCAAATTTCCATAAACCTGGATCAAAACGAGACTTATCTACACCAGTAAATAAAATATGAACACTGTCATTATTTACTACTGTTTGTGATGTAAGAGCTCCGTTAGTAGCTTCAATTACAAGTCTATCGAGTTTAACATGTGTTGCATCAATTAGCTCAACTACGCGATATACGTTATCATCTACTGTTACACCGAGTCTAACAAAATCACCAAGTACAACTTCACCTGCACCAATTGTGATAATAGGAGATCCGTTTGTAACTGCTAAATCTGTTGTAATTGCTGTACCTGTATCATCAGATAATACACTAAATTCGATGAGTTGTTCTGGTTCTCTTGAGAAGTTTTTAATAAGATTATTAACTAATCCAATTGCTACCTCAAGACCAGTTGCACCAACGCCTGATTTATATGTACCAAATTTGTACATTTCTTTGTTTCCAAATGTAGTATGAGTATCTCTGATTAAGATATTTACAGTATATACTGTATTATCTTCTACATTATAAAAACTTAATTTCTCAATCCTATTAGCTGCTGGTTTATAATCAGTATATGTTTGTTTTAAAAGATTCTTACCTAAAAATTCAGGAGAAAACTCAACTTCACCATTACCTTTACCAATAGCGATACGATATGTCTTTTCTGGCGCTAAACCTGTAGCTCCATGAACTATACCAGACTCTTCTACTACTGCAATTTGACCATCTTCAATTGCTGATACATTACCTAATACTAATATAGGATTTACTGGAGCATGACTCCCGTCTAATTTTTCCACTACCGTGTAGTGTACATTGTCATTAACCATTTTTATATAGTTTTAAATTAAAAAAATTACTGCTGTAAGGGCTCTTTTGTTGTAGCCTCTTCTATTTTCATAGCGTTAATTGCTAAATTTACAGCAGCATCTACTATTTCATCCATAACCTCTTCCTCAAAATCAAATTCACTTACATTAGCTATATCAATTCTTGTTGGTTTAACTATATAATCAAATTTATATTTATCAAATTTATTATGGGTAGTTATTATTGAATGACCATTTTTATTATTTAGCCGCCAAGCTAACTTATCGTATGGCCTACGATATTTATTTTGTATATTAACAAGGTATTCATCATAAGTAATTGGCTTAACTAATACAGTTTTATCACCTACTATTAATGATTCCTTTACTATACTATAAGTGTTTATAGGGACCCCATAGAGATACCAGAATAACCCATCTGTTACCGTTGGACTACTTATATACCCCATTTCAAAAGAGTCCGTTAGAGGGCTTAATAAGCGCCTATAACGCTCATTAGTATCGAACTCAGATATAGTTTCTTTAAGCCAAACGTTTTGTGCTTGATTAAGAAATTCTTCCATTTCGGATGTTTGAAATTTCTTTCCTTGAACTTTATCTTTTGTTCGCATTATATTCTCAAATCTTAGTTGAAGATTTAGTGCTGTTATCATTATTGTGCAGTTGTTGTAAGATGTGTTTTATATTTATCAATATACATATCTACTGCGAGTTTTACTATCTCCTCATGTGTATGAGCAGCTAATTCACATTCAGTTGTTTCTAAATCATCATATCTTTTATCTAATACTAATAATTTAGGCTTTCTTAAATATGTTAATATACATGCATATAATGTAGTATATCTATCAACAAATATTGATAATACATCTTCTGTTTCAAATATAGCAACGGGTTTTCTTAATATTGGTTTATTAGTTGGGGTTGTTACTATTTTGTCTATTTCACTATAATCGGCAACACGATTTGGAGTCCATTCTGGAATATCAAAATCAGGTAATGATGGATCGTTAGCTCCTGGATATACTTTTAATATTTGAGAATCAGATCTCATATAAAACATATAATCAGAAGGTAATGCAAAACGTGATGCATCATATACTGTGGATCCAGGAGTAGTCATTGGTAATGGTTTATCTCTAACTATTAAATTTCTTAGATCGTCTGATCTATATTGTATCTCCTGAACATTCTGTTTCATTGTGGGTCCTGATAAATACTTTTCCTTAATATATCTATCAATAGCATAATTCAACATTCTAAATATCGTTTCAGATGTTGGACGTTTTATTGATTCAAAAGATTCATCCATCTCTTGTATGAGCTTTGTAAACTCATATTGCATTTCTATATTTACCATTTTATATTATTTTTGTTGTGTAATTCTTTGATCAGCTATTGATATTAAAGCTAATTTTACTGCTTCATTAATTATCTCTTTATGAAATTTATCATTTAATGACGCTGTAACAGTATCGGTTATATCTTCTGGTAAAGAAATATATGTAATATTTATAAAAAATACTTTATCAACATAAGAGTCATGAACTATACATATCTTATTATTATAAGGAAAATAATTAATCCATTCATAAATTGGTTTATTAAAATCAGATACTAATAATTTATCAACAACTGAAATATCTATTTCCTTTAATGGAATAATTGAATAAGTAGATAACGATTCCAATATATTATTATTTTGTGCTCTATATACGCTTGCACTGGCTGTTAGTACTTTATAATATTTTACTTCATCATTAGTAATTCTTACGTTTTTAGCATCAGAAAATACTGGTGTCATAGCGACAGTTGTAAATCTATTAGATATTATTAGTTCTGATAATTCATTATTTCTACCAGCTTGCTGAATCATATCAATGACATTTAATTGAGCCTTTGTTAAAAACATATAAATTTCATCTTCCGTGAAACCAGCAGCCGCAAAACTACCATTAACATCAAATTGGAGTAAGAAATTATCGTATAATTCTTGACTAGTCATATTATGCTTCTTTTATTTGTGTACTTATCATTAAGTATATCTCATCAGTAGCTTTTTTAAGTTGCTTTAATTTATATATAGTGCCTTCAAGGTTAGGTTTATTTGGATTTAAATAATCTCCACCAGGCAATTGATATTTATTATTAGACTTAATAATCGCACCACAAGCTAAAGCATCTTCTATAAATACTCTCATTTCAAAATCTTCATCATTAATTAAGTCATGCATCTTTTTAAGAGTACTAGGACGATCAATTAATTTTGCAATTTCTGTTTTTAAGTATTCAATAGTAACATCTCCACTAACTCTTCTTCCGAAGACTCTTAGGAAATCAGACATTTTCTTTCTTGATGTTTCAATTTGTCCAATATAAATATAAGCATCTTTTTTCATATCTACATTTTCAGCTTCTGCATCTATAATTTGACTTTCATCTACTAATGCAAACTTATATCCACCTTTATCATATCTTGCCTCCCATGATGGGGCTACAGACTCTTGGATTTGTAATACTTTATATCTAATATAATCTATTGGATCACTTAAATCTAATTTATAACCATTTTCCATTAAATTATCATCTTTACGAATAACTATTTCAAATTTCCTCCAAAAATTATCTGTTTTTTTATGTATATTTAGATTTTCTTCTAATTCCTTTTCTAAGAAATCTTTCTCATCTGGTGTTAATGGATTAATTAATGTGCCTTTAGATTTACTAATAGGTACTACATATCTTACCATTGTATCACTATACATAAAATAACCATCATGTCCTTCAGGATTCATTCCGCCATCCTTTTCAATTGGCATTAATTTTATAATTTTATTCTTCAATATACTTTTTCCTTTAATTCCCATTTCTTCTTTTTTTACATTAAAAAACTCCCACCCCGCGAAGGGCAGGAGCAGTTATTTTATTTAATTAAATTGCGTATTAGCTTATGCCAAAATCGCAGGTTTGATTCTCATAGTTCTCATTGGGTTAGTAATCATGACACCTCCAATATACATTCTATGAACTTCATAACCGTCTACAGAACTAGCTGTTTGACCAGGAGAAGATAGTTTGTTATATGGAGAATAAGGATCACGCATACCTGGGATATACTTATAGATATCCTCATCACCTTTTAATGCTACTTTTTGAATATTTGGTTTACCATCGGCTGTACCAAAATCAAGTAGATCATACTCACGAGAACTTGCTAGTCCACCTTCTGGATGATAAATCTTATTACGAATAGGACTATCCTTCATAGGATCGTGCATCAATTCAAAGCTGATACCATTAACGGTACGATACTCTAGGAATTGACCTCTATAAGACATCTTGTTTCCAGAGATGCTAATACGATCTTGAGAGAAGTTTGGAGTCCAATGTGAAGCTTTTTCTTCTACTGCTTTGTGGAATTGGAACATGCCATATTCACCAGTAGATAATACAAAGCGTCTTGAATCTTCAGGTAGTTTACCTACAGATAAACCAATTGCAATTTCTGTTAGCCAATCAATATCAAATGTATTATAATAGAATAAATTAGATGGGGCCATTTGTTCATATAAACCATGACCTGCTCTGATTTCATAACCAGATTCTCCAGTATTACCATAGCTACCATCAGCCATTTTGTTACTATTACTATACATTATTAATCTTGCGCGTTCTCTACGGAATTGTACTAAGAAGTCCCAATCGAGTTTCTTCAACCAACGAGTTTGAACTTTACCTTCGCTATCAACAAATGAGAAAGCTAGTGGTTTATTTTCACCTTTACGGATCATATTACCAGGAACTTTGTATTGTTTACGAATCATACTTAATGTGTTTTCCATAGCAAATGGAGAAGTATGAGATACTTCACCACCTCTTTTAGATAGAGTCTGCTCAACTAGTGAGTATTCTTTACTCCATCTTGTTCCAGATTTTAATTCATCTGGATGAACTGATAGATGATCATTACCTGTAACTAATCGTACTTTGAATGCCCAACTATTGCCTAAGCGAATAGGGTCTGATTCAATACGTAGTTTATAATCATCTGGTTTTTCTCCTACAATAACATCTGTTGCGAAGAAAAGTCTTTCCTTAAATACTAACCAGAATGTACTTCTAGCAATACCAGGCTTAGAAGGCTTAGAACTGAACGTCTCATCTGCCCAATAGTCTTCTAATGGAATATTTTTTTCATCTGCCCCCTGTAACATCCACCTAAATGGAACATCATCTTGGATGTATTTTGTTGGAAATTTATCTAAGAAAGAAACGATATCGTCTCCACCTAGATTTACTTTGTAAATTTGCTCAATAACACTGTTTATCAACTCAGGTTCTTGGCCAAATAATGCACCCAAATGGTTTTCCGTGGTTAATCCACCCCATTCTTTGGGTTCATATTTTTGTAACGGACTAATTAACATAATTTTTCTGTTTTAAAAAGGTTTAACCGTTAGTCTTTTTCATTAAATCTTTTAAAGCTTTAATTGATGCACTCATACGGTCTTCATTGTACGTCTCCCTGGCTGGTTTCCCAGATGATAAGGAGCGATTAGAACTAGCCACTCTGGTCAGTTCATCTATTGCAGAATTTTTAGAAACTCTTTTAACTTTAGAAAAATCAGGTTTAAAATTACCTTTTTTATCTATATCAAATAATCCAATTGAATGATAATAATGTACAGCCTTTTCAAAAGCTAAAGGATTTTTAGCCCTTGTTTGCATTACTGCATTTAATACATTTCCACTCTCATCTTGACCAACGACTTCCGTCATAGATTTATAAATTTTCTTTTGATCTTTTTCCTTTAATTCTATACCAGGGATTATAAAATCTGTAGAAAAAACATTTTCTCTCAATTCATTCATCCTCTGTTCAGCTTGTTGTTGGTTGGCAATTCTTCGTTGTTTTTCCTCGGCTATAAGGCGTTCTTCTTTCTGCTTACTTATTTCTTTTAATTCTGTTAGAGCATCGATAGACTCATCTTCAAGCTCATCTAAACTTTCAAATTGTTTAATCCTTCTATTTATCTTACTTTCCGAATAGCCTTTTTCTTCTAAACTTTCTCTAACTAATTTCTTTTGTAACTCAACATTATCGATAACTTGTTCTTCTGTGAGTTTATTGTATTGTAATTGCTCAGATTTTAATCCGATCAATTTATTTAATGGTACTCCTTCTTCATAATTGTTTATAATAGATTTAACTTCACTAGGAAGTGATTCTTTATATTCATTTATGTTTGAGATTATTTCTCCTTTTACTAATTCCATTAATGCTTTCGCATCAAAGTCTTCTGCTTCTTCCTCGTTAAAATTAGAAATTATACCCTCCTCCATGAGAGCTTTTGCAAGGACGCTTAAAGTATTAGTTGAAGAAGAATGGGACTCATTTTCAGAGGGCACAATTTCTTCTTGTTCTTCTTGATGATAAGTTTCGTTATCATCTACATTAACTTCTATTAAGTCTTTTTGTTCTTCTTCCTTTTCTTTATTTTCATCCTCATTAGGAGTTGGAGTAGGATTCTCCGCATTTTGCATTGATTGATCATCCATTATTTCTATTGGAGTTTCCATATCAATTCCATCTTCAAAATTAATAGTATTTTTACCCATTCTTTTTTTAATTTTATTAAGTGCAATATTATAAAAAAAAACAGAGGAAGTCAATCTTCCTCCGTATATTTTATAAATTAATTCTACAATAATACGCCAACTACGTATTTATTTTATTTTAATTTCCGTTTAAAAACCCAAATGTTAAATTGAATTTAATATTTATCCATTGTTGATACCATAGCTTGGCTTCCATAATTCAGTACAACACCACATGCTACAGTTGGCCTTTTAGGTTGATACTTGGCATATACAAAAGCGTATGCGTCCTCGTCAATTCCACATCCTACATTCATTCCAAAAATAATATCTTTACGTGAAGCAAGGTATCTTACTCCAGCAAAGCTATGTGAGTGTCCAATTACTACACTCTGTCTTGCCTCTTTAGCTCTATTAGTTGCTCCCATATCTCCCGAGCTCCCAATACCATGTTCATAAATTACATCATCAATTACCCACCTTTCAGCGAACCTCCATCCAGGAGGAGACTCAAGGACTTCGCTATGCTCTTTAATCCAACCTTGTGGCATACCAGCACGAAAAGCCTTGCGATAAGAAAGATTATCATGATTACCAAGACATACAAATACATTAGGAAAACTCTCATACCAATCTTTTAATTTAGTTTTAGCAAGTTCTAATTCCCTGCCACCTCCGAATCCATCAGGATCGGTGTCATGGAAGCTCATAGCGTGATTATCTATAACATCACCTATATGAACTACTGTTTTACAATTAAACTGTTTATACACCGCCTTACAGTGTTCTAAATAACCGTCTTGATCAAAAGGAAAGTGAGTGTCCCCAATTATGAGGACGTTTCCATTTTTACTTTCTATTACGTTTTGACCTTTTAAATAACCAACTTCAGGATTATAATTTCTTTTAAGTTTAGGTTTTGATATTTCATATTCAGATATTTTATCTTTATGATCTTTCCAATAAAATCCTACTGCTCTACGTTTATCTTTTACTGCTTTACGAATTGTAGATTCATCTACTCCAAGCGTTTTGGCAGCTTTTGTCATTGACTTATGACTTGTTATGTATCTCCCAGTCAATGTATATTGATATATCTTCTTGCTCATTATTTACTTGTATTAGTTTTTGGCTTTTGTCTTGCGATAGCCTCCTTGGCTCTGTTCGACCTTTCGGTTTCTCTTTGCTTTTCTTTATCAAGGTTTATTTTACGATTGTTATTTTCTATATCAGAATTTATTTTCTTTTCATCTAACGCGGCTTTACTCTTTTCGTTTTCTGCTTTAGCTAAATCTAATGCTGTTTTAACATTATTAGAGGCTTGTGCTGCTCCTAATTTCATTTCTTCTACAGCTAATTTAGTTTCCGCATCTCTAATAGATTCACGTTCTTTCTGCATTAACTCAGCTTCTTGAGCGGCTTGAGCAGCTTCCGCTTGTGCTTTAGCAGCTTCTTGTTGAGCTTGTTGTGCAGCTTGTTCTCTTTGATCAGCTTCTCTTTCAGCTAATTCTAATTTTCTTCTCATTGATGCTATTCCTTTAGAAGTATAAATATCAATAAGTTGAGTATAATTAATCTTATTATTTTGTAATCCAGCTTGAGCGAGTCCTTTAAGATCTTGTAATAAGTTAGCATCTTCTGTTGCGTCATTAATTTTCAATCCTAAATCAACAGTACTTAACATTTGACCATCTACTTCAATAAACTTACTTGTCATATCATCTAATAAATATTGCATTTTCTTTTTATCTTTCTTTAAGATGTATCTAGCTGTTTCTAATACACTCTCCATAACACGTAACTTAGTGTTATCATGTGCTTTAAATAACTTTTCAGTCATATGATTTGATTGTCTTACTGCTCTTTCTACACCACCTACTGTTTCTGAAGATGATATTTGGCCCATACGCTGTTGGTTAAGTCCTGTAATAATACCTACTTGACGTTCAATATACTCTAACATCATAATATGTTGTTGTATATAATCACCCATATTCGGATTAATAGCTTTATTTGATGTGTTAAAATTACCAGCTAATGTGCCTTGTGCTGCCCCTTCATCACCTGCTTTAAACGAATCTATAACAAGGTAGCCCATGTTCTCAGCGTAATGAATCCATTTTTCTGGTTCCCATTCATCAGGCATTTTAGCAAAGTCTAATTCAATCATTGGACCTTTAAACTTTTTAAATGCACTTTTAATACGATCCATAAATTCATCATACAAATATTGATATGGTCTAATTAAATCCATAATAGAAATACCATATGATGTACCAATATATCCAGATCCACTAACTGATTTATTAGTCATTCTTCTATATTGTATTGGTCTTGGTTGCATTTTTACATAAATATCACTACCTATTTTAGTGCCTTCCCACCATTCGTTAATCCAAATCCATTTAACTTCTTCGCCTAATTCTTTATCTACTGGATAATTTTCATCTACATACGCTTTATTTATACTTCCGTCTTCATCTATTACAGTAAGGACACCTATTTTACGTAAAGATCTCCATACGACTCTAGACACTCTTACCCTACCATCTTCTGAAAATGCTCTTACTTTAGCACTTCTTGGTTTGGTTAAATCTTGGTTGTATCCGCTAATATTCACATCTACATATGCATCTAATATAGATAGATTATCATCATATTCAGAATATCTAACTACACTAGCTTTAGACGGGGTAGACATTTCGTATGCGTCTTCTTCTATTGATTTGATTTGCGCTTCTGTTAATTCATCATAAAAGTGATCAATTACGTATCCAACAGAATGATAGCCATCTTCTACAATTACATCAGCATCATCTATTCTGTTTCCTGCCTCTTGTCTTAATGTATATATATTTAATGGATCTATTTTTCTAACTTCTAATTCTCCATTAACAACATCTACACAATAGATCTCTTCAGACTCTATAACTGCATCTTCAAATCCATCATTAAATAAAAGGTCTAGCCTTAAAGTTTCTCTATAATAAGCCATTAACTGATTAGACATTCTTTCACGCATATCTTGATAATCATATACCATCCATTTATCTATTTCAGCTAATTTAGCTTTAAGTTCATCTTCTTTATATCCCATTCCCATTACAGCTTCTTTTAGCTTTCCTAAAAGAACTGCTTTATACTCTTCTTCTTTTTCATTAACTGCATCATCATTTATAACAGCAGCTTGTGGTTCAAATGTTCTTAGTGATTCTTCTCCTACCAATAAATTAATTCTTGGTCTTGCCAATGGATAACTTTGTAATTCTCTATCAAACCCATCTATCTTAAATGGATTGGTTATTTTATACATATCTACTACGTCCACTATTCCATTAGCTAAATCCTTATTTATCTGTTTATTTAAACGAGAAGTCCTTACTCCATCTTCTGTATCTCTATCAGTTAATCCTATACCAGCATCTACGCATTCTTTTAAGAACTTTTCTCCTTTTGCTGAAGTCGATCGTTTCTGAGATGGAAACCAATTGTTTTTTTTATTCATAATTATTGTTTATATAGTTTATCAAAAAATGCCTTGTGTTTTCCTTTCTTCTTCTTCTTTGACGATTGAATTGACACTATGACATCTTCTCTATATATCATTGTCATTCCTAAAGCTGATACCCTATCAGCATTAATATCTTTAGTCCACGCTGATAATTCTTTTAATAAAGCAACGCTTCTTATTGTATTTAAATTTGTTACATTCTCTTCTCTATTAAATGCTTGCCTTTCTATCCAAGCCAATATTAAATCTCTGCCATATCTGTTTACAGCCTCGTTAGCTGTCGTTCCATAGGCCTTATTACCTTGTTTTCCTGTATGTAATAATCTAGCATCCCTCAATATTTGAGGAGTCTCTGCTAGTAAATGTAAACTATTTTTATTTTTAAAGTGCCCAAATATACCCTTCTTTTGAGCTTCATAATTAGTTTTTGCATTATAAAATATAAGCATTCTTCTTACTTGCTCATAATATTCTTCAACTCTTCTTGTACGAGCTGTATATTCTGCTACTATTCTATCTGTAAATGTATCAAATACAAAGGTGGATTGTAAAGATAAAGTAATATCATCATTGCCATCATCATCTACAGGGTCAGTGCCCGCTATATATCTATTAGCTGGTATTAATCCATGTACATCTTTCTTGGGCATTTCAAATATCTCTATCGCTCCATCCATAGATTCTCCTCTAATCAAAGGGAATCTTCTAATTACATTTAATTTAGAATTAGCAAATACAGGCTTTCCATGTTTATCTATTAAGAAATGCGCTTTCCATGAAGCCGCTAATAGTTTATCATCTGATTCTAGACTTCCTAATCTATGTTTTAAATCCTCTACTGGAAAGAAATTACCATCAGCAGATAAGAACATCTCAGACGGTTTAATAGGATAGTTCATCATTTCTAATTGGAGAGCCTTTACGTCAGTATTCTTAGTAAGCGCCTTCCTTCTCTTTAATAGAAATGCTAATGCCTTTTCTTCATCTGTATTACCATTCTCATCTTTAAATTGATTCAATGCGTAATAAGCTGGAATAAAGAATCCAATTTCACCAGTGCCTTCCCATTCGTCATTGAAAGCCATCATTTGATATCCTCTAGGATTTCTAAATATTAATTCAGATTCAACTACTTTTTCAATATTACCACCAGTATTGTGGGTTATCACATTGTTGGCCAAATAAGAATGAGATCCACCAGCAGTTAGATTATAAACATATTGCTCGCCTATATCCTCTATAGATTTTATCTTTTTGAAAGAAATATCATAAACATCCGTAGCTCCTTCAAAAAAGTTTCCGTCTTCTCCAGCTATATATCTTAATGGTAATTTTGATCTTCCATTTTTATTTATTGATTGTGCATAAATTCTTATTAATTTGTTTTGCTTTCTTTTTGTTAAAAATTTAATATTGTCAGCAAATTTTAATACGCTTTCAAATTGATTAACATACAAAACATATTTAAACTCAGAACCTTTTTCGTACCCTCCAGATCTTCTTTCTTTATATATATTTGATTCAATGCCAAATTTAATTAATCTATATTTTATTCCATATAGCAAATGCTTCAAATTTGATGTTAATGTGATTTGAACTTTTCCATTTTGGCCAAATTTAACACTACCATCGGCATCAAAATATCCACCAATAAATTCACTTAATGATTCTTTATCGTAATCATCGATATCAATTGGTAACTGCTTTTTGTATTTCGTTTGCCCCTTTATTCCTGCTTCTCTTAAAATATCATTTATCCCGCTAATATTAACAGATTTATATAAATATCCTTTTTTCGTAACAAATTCTTTCTTTGTTTTGCATGAATAATTGTTTTCCATATATTCTATAGTTTCATCACTATCGAGGCTCAATTCAGCTGTACTCCCTCCGTAATATCCATCACCAACTAATAATCCTAATAATCTTGCATGTTTATTTTTCTTTTTACCAAATATTGGAATTTCAGAAATAATACCAATTTGATCCTTATCAGTTATATTCTTAGCTTCCCTGAATGTACAAACCCTATATTTAACTTTATCTATATTCTTATCAAAGTGATGTTTTGATATCAATATTGGATGATCATCAGAACATTCCAATTTATCACCTCCCTCAAAATTAATTCTATAGCATTTTTTCTTCTTTGGCTCAGTAAACTTTTCTATATTTTGTTGCAAAGCTCCATCAGAATGATAACCAACTATTCCGTCTTCCTTTTGTAAATCTTCTATATTCTTTAAATGCCCATCATTTGTCCATACTTTTGTACCAGCGCATACGCATCCTATATAGATTGCACTTCCGAATTTAACAATACCCTCAATCATTGTTGCTGTATTAGAACCGTGCACTGTAAGCACATTAGGAAGCAATCCAACCTCCTCTATCACCATAGTGCCATAACGTCCACCAGCGGCCGCTTCTGGGTTCTCAGTGGTATATACACCATGTCTAATTGACGACCTAGTACCTTTCTTAACCCATCTACCTGTTTCTAATTTCTCCTCGTACTCGTATCGCCAAGGATTCTTCATATTATTAGGATTAAGATTACCAGCCATAACCCTATAGAAAGGACTAGGAACTTCTTCTGGTGTATTTTTAGCCCATACGCCAGGTAAGTTCTCCATATTGAATTCAACTTTATCTGCCAAATCTGATGATTTAGCTGCTATTCCAGCTCCAAGGAAGACTGATGCTTGAGGCATATTATGTAAATAATCATCATTATAATACTTTGCCCCATCAAATAATACATCATGTAATAACATTCCACCAGCAGTACTATATGATTTACCTAATCCCCTTGAACCCATATTAAATAAGTTAAGGGCTTCATTCATATATAAAGGTAATCCCAACGGTTTGTTACGTAATCTACGTAAATATGTTCTCGTTGGTTCATACTGCTTTAGCTCCCCATTCTTCTTATATACGCTAGCATGTAATATTATATCAGGCTCTCCGTCTAAATGTTCTTTAAGAGCCTTTACACAAGATATTTCATCATCATCCTCGAAACCAGAAAATCCTTTTGCTTCTATCCAATTATAGAAGATCTCCCACTCTAAATCTCTTAAATGTGGCCTAACAGGCTTTCTTGCTGCTGTTAATGCCGTATTTCCATCTGTATGTAATATACTTCCAAAATTAATATAAAAAAACAAATGAGGGGGCATCCATCTCCATTTATCTCCATCATATTTTATATCGTGTAATTCTTCGGATAAATCTATATTTATAGTATAGGAACGTCCTTTATTATAAAATTATTTCTATTATTAATTTTTATATATGCCATTAAAACCCTCCTCGTTCTGCTAGACCTTTCTTTCTACCACCTTTAATCTCACCACCAGCTCTTTTATCAGCTTCTATGAGCTTCTCTAATACTGTAATAGTTTTAAATAACTTTTCGCTATTAGTAATAATAGAATCTAAATCCTTAGCATTATCAACTGTATATTCTGTATCATATAATGCTCTTTCATTAACAGTAAGTTGAACTCTATGATAAGCATCTATTAAATGCTGTCTTTTTTCCCATTCAAATCTTTTTCCTGCTTTCAGAATCTCTTCATCAATAATTTTCTTTTTATCATCCATTGGCAGATTTCGTAATTTATTAGCCTCGCTTTGATCTAACAATATAGCCACTGCCCACATCACTTTACTTGAATATTCTTTATTTTTTGTTCTGTCTGCTTCTTTTAATTCTGAGAATTCTTTTACTAAGGATAAATTCCCTGCAATATCCCAGAAATTTGTTTTCGTATCGAAACTTTCTAATAATCCTGCCATCTTCTTCTGTATATAATTTAGTAGATTTTATCTACTTTCGTATTCTTTCATTAAGATTTTAATCATTTCTAATAAATCTTTTTTATTAGCTTCTTTAATTTCTTTAATAAACTCATTATTAACCTCTTCACTCGTCTTCACCCTTGGGATGAATAAACTCAATATATTCCACATTTTGTATTTGTTTTAAATATTCTTCAACGTCTTCTATTTTAGCTATTGGTACTAACAGATCGTCTTGATTTCTTTGCATTCTTTTTTCTATTTCGTCTAGGCTTTTCCACAGTTCGGTTACTGATATGTTTTTGTCCGTCCAATAACTCACTTTCGGATCTATTAAGTATCTCATCTTTTTCTTCTTTTTTATTTCTCTCAACAACTAACTTTTCATATTCTTCATCTTCTGGTTTCGTTATTGTTCCTTCTTTAGATAATATATCCTCTGCTAATTTAGCCGCCTTCTCCTCTGTAAAGGTACCTGCTATTGAACTGGGCCAATACACCTTCCCTTTAGAGTTCTTTCGTCTAGCGAGCTTATTCGCCTCTCTACGCTTACGATATGCTATCATATTCTCTCCTGGTAGTCGTTTATCATTATAAATATCATTTTCCATTATATAAAATCTTTATGTAATTCTAATGTTGCTCCTGTAAGATCATTAATCTTTACAACTATATCATTTTGATCTGCCCTTGGTATATATTGTAATTTAAAAATATATCTAAAAGACTCATCTTCATAATCAGTTAAAACTAAATCTTTAAGCATAAACATTAAATAATCTATTTCTAAATCTTCTAATATTGGTAAATTAAATATTACTCCAATATGTGCTTTTGTTAATCCAATTGGAGAATCTACTCTTGCCCAAAAACTATTATTTTTTAATGATACTTTATTATCATGCCCTTGAGCTCTCATTATCTCCATTTGTACTTTTTCGTTCTTCATTATTTTCTTTTTTGTTTTGTAGATTTCTTCTAGCCACCTCCACTCTTTTTTTTGCTAATTTAAAACTTCCAAAATGTGGAATATAAACGCTTTTGAAATCATAATTATTATTTTTATTTCCAGAATTCCTCATCACTTGACTAACAAATTTAAATTGAGTTTTAATAAGGAATTTTACTTCAGCAATAGTTATATTATTATCTTTTGCTATTTTTTTTATTAGATCTTGTATTTCTTTGCTCTTCAAATCTCCTCCCTCTTCTTTCTGCGTCTATAAGTTTCTTTCTTGATACTGATCTTTCATATCCTTCTATAATTCTATAGCATTGTAGCAATACATTACGAGCATCATTTAGAAATTCTCCTTTTAATTGATTAGGGACTTCATGTAAATTTAATAATTGATCATATTTCTTTACAAAATTCTCAAATGATTTTATATCTATTTTAAGTTTCATCTTCTCCTCCTTGTTTATAAGTAAGGGAAAAAACTATACCACCATTTGTTTCATAAGGTACTATATATTTTTTATTTATTTCATTATCAATGATAATCCCTTTCTTCTTCATTGAATTTATTAACACTCCAACATTTTGTGTTTTAATATTCATTTTTTTTGCCACGAGAGCTCTATCAGTAGTATCTAATATTCTTTTATAATTATAAGTGTTAAGATCTCTTACAAATCTTACTGTATTCATATGTCCTAATAACTCATATTCTTTTTTAGTCATTGATGTAAATGGACCAATTATACTAAAGAATTTTTGAAAATATTCAGATACCGTACTGAAATTATAATTCAAAATCATCATAATGCAAACTCCCTTCTAATTCCTTCTTTTCCTCATAGTGAACAATATCTATAATAGCGGCTTGCGCGGAATCAGTTAATGCAGGCTCACTATCTATTAACTTACCATATAAATAATCATTATTTATAACGGTTTGTAGATTAGTTAATAATTCACTATCTATTATTAATATCTTCTTCATATTGCAAATATACAACATTTATTTGTTAAATGCAAGCTTTTCTTTATTTATTTTTTTATTCTTTGTTATCCTCGCGCTACGCGGTAAGCGTATACAAGGTTAAAAACTTAGGACTAAATCGTCACCAACCTTCTTCTTCTCTTTTTTAAAGTACTTCTTCACTCTTTCCTTACGTTCTTTCTTGTCGGACAAAGGCTTTAATCCTAAGCTCATTCTAACGCCATTCACGCTCATTTTAAGCACCTCTCTGTTCTTATAATGTACAACGGATATTCCTTTACTCTCTAGCCATATTTTGCGTTGAGCATCTCTCATTAAGCCTTCTCCGATATAATGTTGATGACCGTCTAACTCTATTACCACGCCTAAAGTTGGTAAATAGAAATCAGCTATCATAAAATACGTATTTGAAATGAATGCTTTTTGAAAAATGAATGGGATACCAGACTCTACTAATAATCGTAGAAATATCTTCTCGTGTATCGTAGCGTCCTTTCTCAATTGGCGTATACGCTCTTTAGCTATTCTATGTCTTTCTTCTAATTTATTCATTATTTATATATTTAATATAACACCATTCCCACCCACTGTGTGTTTTTGTAAGCCTTAGTAAAAAACTGCTAGTAGCAGAACATTTGAAACCATAATCAAATCTTTGTATTCTAATGTTTTTATTTATCTTTTCCCTTTCCTGCTGAAAGGATTAATTACCTGATCCAAGAGAACGCCATTACTTAATTTCGATCTTTACCAGATACAAGGGTTCAAAAGTTGGGGGAGGGTGAGCTCCCCGCACCGCATTTATACTCAGCATGCCAGAGTAATTGAGCGTAGTAAGGAATCGAACCTTATTTAACCATTCTACGCTTACTAGTAGATATCAAATACCTACTCTATTTTGTTAATCTAATATCATGTTTATTAACAAAATAATATCTATCAGATTTAGAATGATCATCATATGTCTCATCGAGTATCTTATTCAAATAAGGCAAAGGAATCATTACTTCTACACCATTTTGTAAATTAGTATCTCCTTTATCATGTATAAAATAATTAAAATCTTCAATCTCATATTTTCTAATCAATTCAGATTCATCTAAATCTTTTCGTAATTTTGCAACTAATATAATATAATCGCCAGTTGGTTTCCAGTCCATGTTTCT